AAAGATAAAGTCAATAAGCTTGAAGGACAAATAGATCTAATATTAGAGCATCTACTCAAGAAATAGAGTTTGACATAATAATTTTGATATAATATAATAGGTACATGGAGGCAAGAAGTGAACAGTTATGAATATCAAGATGCCATTCTGGCATCACATTTATCGGCTAATGCCAAATTAACGGCCTTGGCTATATCCTATCATTATAACTGGAAACAAGCAAAGGCTTCATTTCCATCTAATAGGCTTATAGCAGACAGGACCAGTCTATCCATCAGATCAGTAATTAGGGCTAAGAATGAATTAGTCTCTAGTGGCTTTTTAATATCTGACAGAAGATACAACAAAAGCAATACATATGTCCCTGTGTCACCTACCCCGTGTCACACAGTCACGTTGGGGGTGTCTGATTGGCAACCTAACAATGAATATAACTATGAAGTTAACAATGAAGAAAAGAAAAGGGATTCTGACGAATCCCTCCTAGCTATAAATAATAATATAGCTTCTGAGAAGATATGGAAGGTATTTGAAAATGAGAAAAGAAATGACGCCGCCCTCGCCGCTGGACGAGGCAATAGAAACGCTAGAAAAAAGTATAGAAATTCTAGACGAGATAATCTCAGATATGAGGAAGAACAGCGAAACTATCAGGAGCTGGATGACTCCAGAGAAGCCTATGGGATGGGTAGAAACTAATGAATAGACCGATATGCCCCTGTGGCAACTTATGTGCAAACAAAGGTAATAACACTTATAGAAAAGTTTGCCAAACTTGTCATAGAAAAGGCAGGCGGGACAAAGGATCTATTTGTGAAATGTGTGGCTTTATTCCAGTAGATCCTATACAATTAGATGTAGATCATAAAGATGGAAACCCATACAATAATGATAAATCAAACTTACAAACAATATGTGCAAATTGCCATAGACTTAAAACTAAACTAAATGATGATTGGAATAAAAGAAGAAATGAAAAAGTGCAGTAGTTGCTTTGCAGAAAAACCATTATCTGAGTTTTATAATGCAAATAATAATACAGGCAAACAATCAATGTGTAAGGCCTGCTACAAGGCCTATTTTAAGGCCTGGAGGCTAGCTAGGAAGGACAAACCACAACAGTTGGTAGTACAGGCTAAGACCTGTAATGATTGTGGCTTAGAAAAGCCTATAAGCCAATTTGGTAAAAGATCTATTAATCTAGATAAGAAGAATGATTATTGCAAGGAATGCTGGATTACAAGAACGAGGGCAGCACAAAAAAGATCAAGAGATAGGAAGCTAAATGCCAAGAAAACGTCCTGAGAAATATAATATTAAACCTATTGAAGAACGAGGAATAACTGCGGTAGAAAATAGACCAATCAAAGCTTTTTGGAAAGAACATTCTATGGATGAAGTTATCACCATGACTCCAGAAGAATTAGACAAAGAGATAGACGCAAGTCTAGAAAGATTTAGAGAAAGACAATTAATGTGGAACAAGAATTGGCATTGGCCAGATCAACCAAAATATAAAGGTTGACATGTTAATTAAAGATATACTATAATAGTGCTTGAGGATACTTCTTGCCGAAATATCTACCTCTGAGAACCCTGGGTAACTTGCTCCTACCTGGGGTTCTTTTAATATAAATGAATTGGTAGTATAATTAATGCAAGGATGTACTAACTAGTGGATATAAGAGATTTAATGACAGAACAACCAGCTGGAACCATAAGATTATACCCTTATGCCAAGGATCTAAGTTACCACTCGTCAGGCACATTATCCATGACTATTCAGATATATGATGATACTCATACTCAAGAATATACATTCGGATTTAATGTGGCGGGTAATCTAAAGGATTTCCTAGACCAGATATATACAGGAGGTTAATATGCCAAAGAAAACCAAAATTGAGAAAGTAATGCATGAATATAAAGAAGGTAAGCTTCATTCAGGTAAATCCAAGAAGATAGTCAGATCAAAGAAGCAAGCCATAGCAATTGCCCTAAGTGAGGCTGGAAAGTCAAAAAAGAAGAAGAAGTAATGGCGGAATCAAGAAAGATCATAGATATCAATAAGCATGGCATAAGAAGAGAAATGTATGCAGCAGGTAATAAGACAGTAAGTAAGCTCAATAAGAAGAATAAGAAGAAGAATGAGAAATATAAGAAGAAATTTTAATATATCTATAGGAAGCCAACCAGATATATGTGTCTTAATCAATATAACGGCAAAACGATATGTCGATTTGTCGACATTTGGAGGTAAATAATGCCATATTCACAATTTACAGAAGAACAAATATCCGAATTCATAGAAATGGCGGCGGAAATGGGAATAGGTCCAGCTATGAGAACATTAGGATATCCAAAATCATATCATACAGCCAAGAAATGGCATATACAAAGAAATATAGATATGCCTACAGCTAATTCATTAGCAGTTATGGCAAAACAATTAGATATATTCTATTCAGATAAAGAGAAGATATTGGCGGCTCAGGCAGTAATAGATAGATCAGTAGAAGCCTTATATCAAGATGATCTTATATCAGATGATATATCTAAACTATCAAATGCTTTACATAAGGCTATACAAACAATTAATCTAATTGAAGGTAAGTCTACAAATATTAATGAGAATAGATCTAAAGATGGCTCAGATCTTGCAATCATAGATATGCTAAATGAAGCCAAAGCTAGATCTAATTCAATTAAAGATAGTTTAAAGATAGACCACCCAATTGACAAAAATTAATATATATTATATTTTTGCTATGTTAGAAATATTTGGACAGTAAAAATGAATGTTATATCAAACTATCTAGATGGTATTAATCCAAAATTACTATCTATATCTGAAGGCAGAAGAGAACTTACAAAATATGATCCTATGCTTTTTGCTTTGGTGTATTTGCCACATCATTTGAAAAATTCGGAAGATCAACTTACACTTTCAGAATTTCACTGGGCATTAGCAGAATATGGAAAGACATGGATCAATAAGCCAACTACTCCTAAACAACATAGAGATGCATTTATTGCACCTAGAGAATGTGGCAAGTCTACTTGGATCTTTTTGATACTTCCACTTTGGGCCGCCGCTCATGGTCATATTAAATTTGTGGCTGCATTTTCAGATGCTGCTTCTCAGGCTGAGACGCACTTACTAACCTTTAAGAATGAATTGGAGACCAATGAATATCTCAAAGCAGATTACCCAGAACTATGCACTCCTAAAATTGTCAGCAGCACTGGGCGTTCCGTTGCATCAAACGCTTGGCGTATTATTCAAGCAAACGATTTTATATTCGACGCTAATGGTATTGATACTAACTCACTGGGTAAAAAAGTCTTTGGTCAACGCCCTGACCTCATTATTCTGGATGATATTGAAAAGGGAGAAAAGAACTATTCGGAGTATCAAGCTGGACAACAATTAAATACAGTATTTGATGATATTGCTCCTATGAATATTTATGCTCGTATGATTATTGTGGGAACAACCACTATGCCTAATTCAATGATGGATCAATTCAGAAAACATTCTGAAGGACATACTGGAATCGAATTAAAATGGATTACAGACCAGAATGTAAGAGTTCACTACTATCCAGCTATCATGACCGCTGATGATGGCTCAGAACGCTCTGTATGGCCTGAGAAATGGCCTCTGGAGTGGCTTCAAAGCCAAAGACACCTTCGTGACTTTGCTAAGAACTATATGAATAAGCCAGTAAACCTTGATGGTAATTTCTGGACATTTGAAGATGTAATTATTGAGGATATGGAAGAATATGGAAATACAATTATTTCTATTGATCCTGCCGTTACTAAAAATAAAGTTTCTGACTATACAGGCGTGGCTGTATTGTCCAGAGTAGATGACAAGATCTATGTAAGAGATGCTTTTCAGCTGAAAGTATCTCCACAAGAATTGTCTGAAAGAATAAATAGCCTTGTCGATATTTATGATCCAGGAGTCATATATGTTGAAACAAACCAAGGCGGAGATCTATGGCAGGATGTTTTTAAGAACATTCCTGTTAAATATAGATCTGTAAAGCAATCAGTATCAAAGCAAATCCGTGCAGGCAAAGCTTTGAACTATTATCAGCAGGGAAAAGTCAGACATACCGCACACTTCCCAGCTTTGGAAGAACAAATGTGGTCCTTTCCAAAAGTTAGCCATGATGACGTACTTGATGCGGTAGTTTCAGGAATCCTGTATTTCCTAGACAACAAAGCACCTAAAGTGCTTGCAAAACAATTAAATTACTTAAGGAGATAAAATGGATGATATAAGACTAGCGCTAGACTATATTATTACCAAAAAAGAAGGCTACAACCGTGCTGAGACATATTATGAAGGTACACAGCCAGAAATTTTCTTAAATCAGAGATGGTTTAAGCTATTTCAGAAGAATCAAAGCGATTTCCGCTTTAATTTTAGCAAAACAGTTGTAGATGCGGTATTAAACAGACTAGAAATCGAACAAATTGAAACAAATTCAGCTTCAGCAGATGCTTATCTAGCAGAATTGTTAGAACAAGCAGATATTAAGCTTGATATTAATGAAATTCATAGAAATACTCTTATCTATGGTGATGCATATGCAATTGTATGGCCTGATGAGAATGGAAAGTTGGCAATTGATTACAATTCACCTCTAACAACAGTTGTGGTTTATGATCAAGAGAATCCAAGAAAGAAATTATTTGCAGCAAAGATGTGGCAGTGGGCTACATATGATGAGAAGATGATTCATCTCAATCTTTATTACCCAGACCGCATTGAAAAGTATCAGGGATATGGTGAAATTGAAAACATTGGAACTCCACAAGGTTCTAACTTTATATTAGTTGAAACCGTTCCTAATCCTTGGAATGAAGTTCCAGTATTTCATTTCCGCACACATAAGCCATATGGAAGACCAGAACATGCAGATGCATTTGGTCCACAAGATGCAATTAACAAATTAGTTAATACACACATGCTAACTGTGGATTATCAAGGTGCTCCACAGCGTTATGCGCTATCTAATGGCGGCAATGCAGCAGAAATGGATGATTTCTCTGAAGATGATACAGCAAGAGAAAATATTGGATCTCTAAAGAATGGACCAGGAGAACTTTGGTATCTACAAGGTGTAACAACAGTTGGTCAATTCCCAGCAGCAGATCCTAAGACATTTACAGAACCTGTAATTGAATTTGTTAATCAAATGGCAGCAATTACAAGTACACCAACACATTACTTTATGAAGGGAACTTATGTTTCTTCAGGACAAGCACTTCGTGCAGCAGAAGCACCACTTGTTAAGAAAGTAAAGAATCGTCAATTGGCATTTGAATCAACATGGAGAGATCTATTTTTATTCATGCTAAAGATTGAAGGAATAACTGCATCTATAGATATTGATTGGGCAGAGGCAGAAATTGTCGATGAAGTTGATCAATGGGATGTTGCAGTTAGAAAGAAGTCAGTAGGAATGCCACTAGAGCAGATCCTTCTTGAACTTGGATATGATCCAGAAATTGCAAAAGTAATTTCAGACCAATCAGGAGTTAATAATGTTGGTAGCCCAACAGAAATATCTCTTCGTGGTACTGGATTAAATGCAAACAACTTGGCTATGCAGGAAGCAGCAGCCGATAACGAAACAGCAGGAGAATAATGGAAGACACACAGTTAGATGGTACGTCAACTGAAATCAAAGACCCAAAAGCGGTACTAGATGCCCTTGACCGTGCTAAGAAAGATGCAAAGCAATTTAGACTTCAGGCAGAAGCTTTAGAAAAGCAACTAAATGAATATAATGAAGCAAATTCTAAAATAAAGTCTAAGTTTATTAATAATAAAATTAATAACTATTTAGCAGGTCTTGGAATCCAAAATTCCGAAAGACTTTTAAAATATATTAAAGCAGACGCTTTAGTTCTAAATGATGATTATGAGATAGAAGGTCTTGATGAACAAATTGAATCAATCAAGGCAGACTTCCCAGAATTATTTGATCCAAAACTATTGGTTGGTGGAAAAGCAGACGCTGGACAATCAATACCAGTAGATAAAAGACTGTCAGCAAGCGAAATGCAAGCTAGATTATTACTTGGCAGGTAGTTTTATAAGTTAAATTATGGTAAAATTGTCTCAGGCAAACTCCGATTGGACGATTGGGTTTGCAGATGATAATTGGACGATTTAATCTATCAAACTCAATTCTAAAAACATAAGGAGAAATTAAACATGGCACGTACAGATTTTACAGAAGCCAATGGTTATATTCTCGAAGAGCAAGGTTCTGCAGTAATTCAGGATCTTATCGCCAACTCAGCAGTTGAGCGTTTTGCTCGTCGTGAAGCCATGGCATCACGTACAAAGACTGTCCCACGTTTCGTAGTTGATGCACCAGCAGTTGTTGCTGAAGGTGCAGCAATTCCAGAAGCAAATGCTACTCTGGATGAAATCGTGTTGACTGCTCGTAAGTACGCACAAATTATGCATGTCTCTGAGGAAGATCTGAATGATAACCTCGTAGACGTACTCACCGCATCTAAGCGTGAGTGGGCATCTCGTTGGGCTCGTAAGTATGACAACGCATGCCTTGGTGTAAGCGTTGCTGCAGATGGAACTGATACAGCTCCATACTCTTCGCTATATCGCCTCATTGCACAAGCACAAAACCCAACAAATCACATCACAACTGGTGGAGCTCTTTCATATGACGATCTAAACAATGCTCTTGGCATTGCTGAAGATTCATCTAAGTTTGATTCAGCTAACACAGTTTGGATGGCACATCCAAAGATGCTTAAGGAAATTCGTGGAATGATCAAGGGCAACAATGACCTAGTTCTTCCAGATCCACTAGCAGGAACTCCAGGATCTCTATTTGGATATCCATTGGTAGTTTCATACGGTGCAGCTGTTTCTACAGCAGCATCCGCTTCTCCAGCAGGAAACCCATTGCTTATCGTAGGAAACCGTCAGATGCTTATCAACGGTGTCCGTGGTGGCGTTGAGTCTGTTGTATCAAGAGACGCAGAATTCACAAAGGATGGAGTCCTTCTCAAGACACGAGTTCGTCGTGGTTTTGCTATTGCTGATGCTGATGCATTTGCAATTATTGAGAAGACTGCATAAGGGGGAACTAAATAATGCCAAGCAAATTATACGGTCAATTCTTAGCTAAAGCCCTTAACAAGGAAGTGGATTGGGATTCAGATACCATCAAGGTAGCTCTTCTTACATCTTCCTACACACCAAATCAAGATACACATGATTATTTTGATGATGTATCAGCATTTGAAGTAACTGGTACAGGTTACTCAACAGGTGGACAGACACTTGGTTCCAAGACTGTTACCTATGATGCAGCAAACAACGTAATCGTTCTTGATGCAGCAGATACCACATGGTCATCTTCAACAATTACTGCTCGTTATGCAGTAGTTTATGATGATTCAGGTGCAACTGCAGCCTCTAAGGCACTTATTGGATATGTAGACTTTTCTTCAGATCAGTCTTCAACCAATGGTAACTTCACAATTACATGGGATGCGACAGGTATTGTTCGTATCACAGTAGCGTAGTAGGTTAGCTACATGGATGTAAGAGTAGAAGCGGGACCACTCACAGCAGGCGCTGTGATAGTGGAGTCAAAAACAATTGTTGAGACTCGTCTAGATGTTGTTATAATGTCTCCGATTGTTTCCCGCTTCTCTCTTGCTCCAGTTATTTCAGTAGGCGGAAATAGTATTTCAGCCGTTAATCCAGAATTTTCTTTAGGGGGACTCAAGGCTACAGCATAGCTGTGGCCTTTATTTATTATGGCATATTATGAGGATATATTAGCAAGCAATCCAACTCATTACTTTGATTTTTTTCTAGGCGGATTTAATAACGAAGGTTCTGTTCCTCTAACCTTTGGTACAGATTTATTTAATAGTCCAGGATTAACATTTAATTCTAATGACGGAGTTGCTTCTTTCTATGGACAATCTGGTTATGTTACAAGCTCTTCTGCAACAGAGGGTGGATTTTCTCATACAGATAACACAAGCACTTCTCTTCCAGTAAATTCACCAGCAACTATTTCATTATGGTTTAAAATTGCATCAGGACAAGCTTTTCCAAGCGGAGATGGAAATACATATGCAGATTCAAACTGGGGATTATTTAATGCACCAGTAGCAGGAAATGGCGTCAGAATTTTTGTTTCTGGAACAAATGGACAAGTATCTGTAGAAAATAGAACTGCATTTGGTTCAACAACCGTAATACTTAATTCAAATACAATTCTTCCACAAATTGATTACAGAGACGGTAATTGGCACAATGTTGTTCTTGTTATGGGCAATCCAAGTTGGTTTTTATATGTAGACGGAGCATTAAGACATTCAGTAGGCGGAAGAACTGGATCAAATATTGCTGCTACTAGCGAAAAGAAATGGGGCCAAGGATATGATTGGGGTAGCAATCAATGGACTCCTGGTTTAATTGGAGAATTAGATGAATGTGCTATTTTCCCATCAGCATTAACTTTAGCAACAATTAAATCATATTATTATAATGGTAAAAGTAGGCTTACAAAACAAATTGGAAGTTATGATCCAGAACAATATATTAGACTTGATCATACTTATTCATTAACTCCATTAAATTCTGGAACTGGCGGAGGTGCTGCTTGGGCATTATCTAACGAAACTCCGATTTTTGTTCCATCTTCAGGAACACATAATGATGGTGCTTGGAGATTTAATTTTGGTAATGGTACAGGTGATACAAGTCCTACAAGATATAGAGCTCTTGGTGGTACTCATGCAAGTATAAATCCAGAACTTACTGATCGTAATTTTTCAACTGGTTTTTGGTTCAAAACAAATTTTACATTAACAGCCGATGTTAATTCAGCAGGAGATGCAAGATTAGCAAGAATAGATCAACAAGGAAAAGTTATTCAGCCAGCATTTTTTGGATATGTATCAGGTCAAACACAAAATCTTGGAAAATTGTATATAAATAAACCTAGTGATAGTTCACAAGTTTTTTCATCAAGTAGAGTTGATAATCAACAATGGCATTATCTTGCTTATCGTTCTCAAGAATCTGCAGGAAATACTAGCATAGAAGTTTATATAGATGGTTCTTTATTATTTACAGACACATTTGCAAATGGAACAAACGGAGCACATGCTTATGAATTAGGATCAACTTTTGGTATTGGAAGTACAACATATACAACTGTAGATTTTTCTAATATTTATATAACGCCATATTCAAGTATTGATGCTACAGCAATCTCAGATATATATACTCAGGGAACATATACTGGAACAGATTTAACTTATGGAGTTCTTCCTTTTGAAGCATATAATGCTGAATTGCTAGAACCAACAGTTACTGGTGAATCAGTAACTAATATTACTTTTAATGCAGATCCTTTAACAGCAAATGCAGAATCTGTTGAACCCGCCTTATCTTTGGAAGCAAATCTTGATGCATTTGGATTTGATGCGGCATCAGCAGAATTGGTTATGCCAGCAATAGATGCTATACAAAATCTTGATTATGCGGCAGATCCACAAACTGCATCAGCAGATATTGTTCATCCAACAGTATCTACAGAAATATATGTAGACTATGCGGCTTCTCCTGCAACAGCATCTGCTTATCTATCAAGTAATGTATATTTTGGACAGGCAGTTCAAGATACATCTTATAGCTTAATATTAAGAGAAATTGATAATACTACAAACATTAATGCCAATAATGGCTTTGATATTGGAACACAATGGACTTCAGGTGTTATTACAGATAAACAAACATTAGCAATTAAGGCTAATAGCGGATTCCCAATTCATACCGAATTGGTTAAAGTTAAAATTAATCCAGCACATGTAACTATATCTTCTACTAACGATGTTGCCCCATTAAATACATTCGATGTTTATGTATTTACTGCTAATCCAAGCACAACATTTGACACAATGACCTATGGCAATATTCCTGCCAAGGAATTTGTATTTACCACAAGATTGGTAGATGATGGTTCAAATACTCAATTCTACTTAGATCTAACGCCAGCATTTGCAGATTCTCGTGCTCATACTTATGGTGTATTTATTGAAGCAAATACATCAAATGCAATATCTGGAACACAATATGATCGCACCACATTTACTGGCACTAATTTACAAAATCAATTATTATATGTGTTAACTACAAGTTTTGTAAATAAGAATGTAAACGCAGATCCAATGACTGCATTAGCAGAAAATGTAATGCCATCAATTTATCTAGAAAGATTTGTTGATTACAATCATACAGTTGCTACAGCATCTGCTGATTTAATAATGCCAGCTGCTGGAACTGAAAATTCATTAACATATTATTCTGGATCATTAGATGCCTCAGCTTTGGCTGTTCAGCCAGCATTTGCAAGAACAGTAGAATATCCTCATGAACATGCAGAAGCTTTTGCTGTAATTAATAATGTATCAGTTCATGTAACTGCAAATGTTGATTATATGGCAACAGTTGTTACAGCAAGCGCCTTATTCCATATGCCACAAACAAATGTTGGTGAGAATAATATTGCTGATCATATGAATGCCTCAGCATTATTCCCAATGCCTACATTATTAATAAACAGAATAGTGTCTGCAAGCCCAATGATTGCTACAGCATTATCTCCAAATGCAGTTGGCGGAGGACAAATATTAGGTATTATAAATGCAGAACCAATGAGAGCAAATGCTAAATCTGTTACTCCACCGCTCTATGATTTATTAACAGAAGATCCTTGGTTTAATAGACTTTACGCACAAGATCTATTATCTGCAGAAAAGATAAGCTTTATAGCGTTTATGAAAGAAGCCCAGCTAAGTTCTGCTGGTAATCTTGGAATTAATTCAACAATAGCAGATGTTGGTTATGATAGCAGCAAAGTTGCGACAGCTTTAGGAAGTATTAATACAGCCTTATCACCAACACCACTGGCTTATCAAGGCACATATGATGATTGGGCTAGACGTGCATTAAGATTAGAAAATATTTCATTTAGATGGAGAGATCCAATTGCTGGATCTGAGGCATCTATTAAAACTGTTGATCGTGGATACACAATGGAAGCCATGATTAAAACAACTAAGGCTAATCAAATATTATTTATTGGTCAGAACGGATACACATTTGAAGCCAATCCAATTGGATTAAAGAATGGCAAGATATTTATTGGTTCTAGTAGCGCTAACTTCTTGCAAATAACTGATGCTAGATTAAATTCTGCAGCTACTTTAATGCAAGCAACGAAGACAAATGTGGCGGATGGACAATGGCATCACATCGTTGTTCAGTTTGGCTATGATGGAAGACATCAGATTTGGATTGATGGACAACTTGAATTACAGAGATATGGCCTAAAGACAAACAATATAAATCTAATTGGCTATAACTCAGCAGATGCAAATCTTGCTTCAGACTTTGAGATATCTGTATTCTCAATACAAATAGAGCAGTTCTTGCTTGAACAAGATGTAGCACTAAATTATTTTGCTTCTATTAGATACACACCAATCGAAGCAGCACCAATGACAGCCTCCTTGGTTGCTCCAGGTGCAACTAAAGCAAAGGGTAATCGTGGTCGTGCCTTAATGCTTTACTTCTGGTCTACTTGGTCTCTTGGATCTAATAATTATTCTAAGGGTGTTGGCTTTACTCCAACAGCAAGATTAGAAAGACTCACAAGTTTTGATCAAGGTGCAAATGGATATTTTGACTATGATACATCAGCCAATTTATCTACATGGGAATTATTAAATGAAGGCGTACAAACTTGGAACGGATGGGATATATTCCCAGTAGATGTTCAAGGTATTTATGCAAGCAGCGTAGTAAACCCATCTGCATACAAGAGTTTAATTACATCTACATTCTATTCTGGCCAAAATCCAGTATCTTGGAAACAAGCAGAAGGTTTTTATGATGCAACAACTGATAACAGAAGATACATAGATTTAATGCAGGATATTCCAGACCTAAATGATTTCGATATGATTTTCTTTAGAAATTATCCAGATCAAGGTCAAGAATTAGATTCTTTTGCTAAATTTGAATCAGTAGATAATTACTTTGGACTTCAAGAAAAGGTATTATTTGATAACTTCTTGAAATCATTAAGACAAGCGGTAGATACTGGTATTTCATTGTTAGTAACTAATCCGCAACTTGCAATTGATTTAGGAATTGTCGATAGAGTGGAAGTAGTTCCAGACTTAGATGAAACTCCATCTTCTTCATCTAATACATATGTAGAGCAATTAATGGAATCTACAGATGGATTTGACGGGCCAGTAAATACTGATCCAGTATATGCTGATAGCCAATATTATTTTGCTGATACATATAAAAATAATAAACACAGAGTTGCTAATACTATAACAGGTTTATCTGATATTCCTGCTTATATTTGGAAAGAAACTGTTTATTACAATAATGACGGAAGACTAAACTTCTCTGGCCTAGATAAATGGTGGAACAAATATGAATATAAGCCAAATGGTCTTGGTGTTGGAGACGAGTTCTTAATTTCAACAAATAATGTTACTAAGAGCGGTGTTTTGTATCAAGCAGTTCCAGTTGCAAATATTAGAGCTGGAAAACCATTTACAACCTTTGGATCTAACGTAATTAATAATGGTATTTCCGTCCAGAATCCATATAGAAATCACGCAACATCTATTGTTGTTGAGCCAGGAGATGTGTTAAATGGAACACAAGTTGGAGGAAAGATATTTGTTTCCTTTACAGAAACTCTTCAGCCAACAGCTATTATGACACACCAAGAGAATATGGCGGAATAGATCTTGTAACAAATTCAGCAATTAACTTTGCATATTCTCAAGGTGCAATTACAGCACAACTTAGAGATGAATTATTAGCAAGCGAAGACAATTTTGATGTTCAGCTTGCAAATGGAGATATAACACAATCAGAATATGATGCATTGACATACTGGAATGATAGCGCTAGATATATGATTAGCGCAATTCAATATTACAATTCATCAGAAACTGCTGAAGAAGGATCTCCAACTGCCAGTGGTAGAAGAACTACTCCGTTAAACAAGTATGCATTAAAACCAAATCAAAGTACTGTTTCTAACTTTACTTCCTCTGGCCCTTGGTTCAGTTTAACTTGGGGATATTCTTCTGAAAGAGTTCAGGCTTGGATTCCTTCAATTAACGTAAGAGCATTTAATTGGTTATATAACAGAGAATTCCTAGAAGGAAATATTCAAAGACCAGTTGCAGTTACAGCAACAGCAATTCTAGTACATCCTACAGTTGTGGCTAATAAGGACTTGGTTGTAAATGCACAATCAATGCTTTCAAATGCTACATTGCCAGATATTGTTGGCGGATCAAGAATCATCCTATCATTGCCATTGACAGCAGATGCTACAATGGTAAACCTAGGAAAGAATATTGCGGCTGATCCTATGACAGCCTCAGCAATATTAAGAACTAACATAACTATAAATACATCATCTATTGATGAAATAGTATTGTATGTTTATCATGATGACATAACATTATATTTAAGAGAGGATTTAGTCAAATGATTAGTCAATATTGGAAAGGGCAGATACCAAATCGCCCAATCTCAATTCAAATTAAACAACAAGACGGTACAGATATGAATTTAACTGCATATACTGATATCTCAGCAAAGCTAATAGGAAGCGACAATGAAGAAATTGATCTAACTGGTTCTGTCTTAAATACATCAACAAAGCCTATTGGTAAATTAACATTTTCGTTCCCTACTGATCGTTCTTTATTTACACAAACTGGTGATTATGTGTTCCAGATTGTTTTAGCAGGAACGGGGAAAAAAGATTTTACAAGCACACACACATTTAGAGTCCGTGAATTAGGAGGGGTAAGCAGATAATGTTTAGTACAGTAAATAGCGTAGAAGAATATACTGGTGCTGAGGTATCTTTAGAATTAATTAAAAGAGCCCAAGGCATCATAGAAGTCTTTATTGGTAAAGATGAAATAAGCATAACCAATCCTGATGATCTTTTAATCCTAGACAAAATGACAGCATATCAAGCAGTTTATATGTCTCAGAATGAAGATATTGTCTTTAAGCAAGTAGCGTCAACAAGTATGAACTCTGGAGATGCCACACAGACATATGACACAAAACTTTTTGCACCTTTTATTGCTCCATTAGCAGTTCTTGCAAGCAATGGATTGTCATTTAAGAGAGGCAGAAGCTTAAAGACTGGAAGAATATTCCAGTTTCCACCAAAATCTAACTGGAGAAATTCATAATGAAATCAAATACTACCAAGCAGTATAACTATACTGGCGAATATTACAGTTATAGAATTGTTACCAGCGCAGACGGAACAGTAACCACAAGGGTATATACAACAACTCCGCTGACAGTTGCATTGGCTTTATCTGTAAATCTTCTTGGTGATTTAGTAATTGAGTCTGAAACTAAATTTCAGATTAATAGTTATTTAAAGAATATTGTTGATAGAAATAATGAACAGATCTATCAAGATGGAGTTTGGGAAATTTATCAAACAGCCCCATTGCTATCTGGACTTGGAACCAAGGAAGGTTATAAATACAGGGCTAGATTGATTGCTGGTAATGTGTAATGCCAAGCTATACATTTGATATAACAGAAAAGTGTATAGCTTTTGTGTATGAAACAATAAAAGATATGCCTGGAAATGCGGGGCAGGAAGTTTTGGTAGATAGATTGCCAAAAGATACTTACGGAAAAGTTACAGTAAAAGTAGATGTAGAAGCTGAAGGCGATGTAAATATAAGTTCTGAAGGCGAAATAAATTGGAGATCAAATCATCCAGATGCCATTGAAATAATATTAAAAGAGGCAGATAACAATACTGAATTAATTACAAACCAAGCAACAATTCCTGGACCTTGGGATTTAGAAGATGCGGTTGCAACAGGCAATTGGAAGATTGTTGGGTGGGATTCAGAATGGAAATGATATTAGATAACATAGTACTTATAGGTGCAACATTTGGATCTATATTACTTATTGGTAGATATTTCTATAAGTTGTTTAAGACTTGGTTTAAGTTTATAGAAGATTGGAACGGGTCTGATGGAAAACCAGGCATTCCAGCTAGATTAGATTTTATAGAATCAGAACTTAAACCGAATCATGGCTCCAGCGTCAAAGATAAAGTCAATAAGCTTGAAGGACAAATAGATCTAATATTAGAGCATCTACTCAAGAAATAGAGTTTGACATAATAATTTTGATATAATATAATAGGTACATGGAGGCAAGAAGTGAAC